TCTGAATACCACTTGGATAGAATACCAGGGATGATACCTTGCTTCTCATACGAGAAGATTGTGCCGTTTGCACTGAGCATCCACGGACGATGACCACCGAATATCATCTTCCAGATTTCCGCAGCACTCTTTTCCTCTGAGGTGCCATCTTCGTAATCAATGGTGAGTGTGGTTCCAAGTTCCTGATTCATCACCGAGGTGTATTCCAGTGTTCCGAATAAACCTTCCCATAGAATACTACCGGTGACATCATCATCGCCATCTTTGTGGCGTTTTTTCTCCTTGGCTAACCGAACTCCCTTGTCGTGCATATACTGTTCAGTATTAGTTTGTCTGATCTGAGCAATGATGGTTTCCGGCGCCATGTTGAGTGCGCGGATTGCCGAGGGATACAGTGAGTTAATGTCAACTGCTCCGACCCATTCGTGGATGCCCTTTTTGGGCGTAGCAACATAGGCACCTGCCGCTGGTTGTTGTTCATCAGAAATACTCCTTGGTTTTTTATCAGGAACTACGAGACCATGGTCGTGTGCTTCATTCATCACGGCCATCTCCACCATTGCCACTGTGCCCATGACAGTCGGGATCAACACGGTATTTTCATGTGCCAGTTGATTCGCCAGTTCAAGGAACTGTAACTTATGGTGAATCTTAAATACCAACAATGTATCCTGTCGGTTGTATTCAATGAACTTTCGGAAGTCATTATTGTAGAGTTTGTCCAAGGTGCCTTCATACGCGGTCTTGTTTTCATGCACCTCTAGTTCGCCAATGGCGTCTAACTTGTATGAGTGACGGTTCTCATAGTTATACTTCTTATACAGTTGAAGATAATCCATGTGAACGCGACCGACCAGATCAAATGTGGTTTCTTCTTTGCCGAACCGTTCGTATGTTCGCGCCTTAGGATACTGACCCATGAGACAGAACTTGCGTGTGTCGTCCTTGCTCATTACCTTGGTGACACGATTTACCAGATAAGGCAGATCGTATCCTTCAGAGTTCCATCCGGTTAGCACATCAGCATCATCAATCAACTGAAAGAACACATCAAACATGTCCTTCTCATTGGTGAACAACATGGTGTTCTCAAACGAGTTACATATTTCTTGTGCTGTTTCCGGAGACATGTGCTTCGGCGCAATGACCATGGTGATCAGTTTTTCCAGCCAGTCAAGATAGACTGTGATGGCAGTGACTTCGTTGAACGGATCCTCAGGCGGAGCAAACCCTCGTTCCTGATCAAACGCAGTTTCAATGTCAAGGAAGCATGTGTGAAGATTCGGGGCGTCTTGTCCGCGATAGTTCTCGCTGAGACAGCGGGCAACTACATTGACATCACTCTCAAAGAGTTTTTTCTTTGAATGGATGCGCCGTTCTTTCTCAAACTCTGTGCGATTGCGTGTGCTAAATCGGGAAACCGGGTCTCCATAGAGAGAACGATGTTTGCCCTTCGGATCAGCATAATAGAAGATATAGTTAGACGGATATTCGTTGAAGTGGCGTTTCCCATTCTTATCCCGCTCGACTACGAATATCCTATCCTCATTCCTACTGTGTATTGCGTCAATGTATGACATTATTTCCTTTTTTGCAATTTTCAAAATGCCATCGCGTGGCATTTGATAGTCCAGTCCCACGTTTACCACAATGTGGGCACGCCCATTCCCTTTTAGCAGGATTAGTGTCTCCCAAAAAATTATGTGTGCCCACTGACATTCTGCGTTGTTGTAAGGTCTTTTGGTAATCGGAATTTTGAAAATGGTGAGTACCATCTTTGCTTTTTCGTATTGATGGATTAGTTGATCCGACGAAATGATGCGTGCCATTTGCGACACGCTGTTTTGCAGCCTTACTATTTAGGTCTGATATAGTATTAACGTCCATTTTTAGCCGCAATCCTATCATAACACATGCCTTCCAATCTTGTAGTTGATAATGGATATCATAATGTTCCTGAATAGTAACCAATTTAAGGTTAGTAATTTCATTATTTTTATGATTTTCGTCAATATGATGTATCTCATACGTCCGACCCAAGTTATCCTTGGGGATTGGTCCAAAGTGATTTTCCCATATTTTTCTGTGAGGTGTGAAACTACGCATGATACTCCAATAAGTAAGGTGGGCTAGCTGTGTATTGGCACAGCAGGATAGCGAATCCGTTCGCCCATTCTTATTTATCATTGTTTTCAAGATTAAAGAGTTTTCCCAACTGCCTCAAGAATAGTATTGAGTGCTTCGTGGTCTTGATTTGTGGAACCAAGTGATGCCTTATGCGCCACTTTGATAGCCTTTTTGAGAATGCTCGGTTTGACTTCAAGTTCCTCTGCCACTGCCTTGATGGTGTCTGATAACCCGCCGGTGAGAGTTTCAATCTCGTTCAGCACGGTCATGCCTTCGTTCACTAATTGGGTGAGTTTCGCTTTTTCTGCTCCGCTAAAGATTTTGTCCATAGAATTCCTTGTAAAGTAATAGTATACACTATTGCCACAAGGAAGTCAACGTTATTTCAGAGCAGGTTTACCGAATACTGTTTCGCGGATGAGTTGACCATTGCCCAACTTGCGAACATAAGAATCATCATCCACCATATGAAGATGTGGATCATTGAATAGAGTTTTGAGGAAGCGTTCATCCGACACTGGGATTGCTCCGATCCGTTTCAGAATGTGTTCCATGGCATCGGATGATTCAATCCACCAACCAGGTTGCATCAGTAGGTCTTTAGTTTGATCAATGGCTTTGGTCTTGCTGGATCGTTGCCCGTCATGACCAATACCTTGTATCTTGTGTCCGTACCACTTTTCACCAGGGCGATTCTCGCGGTAGAACACTGTGGCATCAACATCGGGATCTTGGTCCCAATCAATGACATTCCAATCCGATGGAATTACATCTCTGATGCTGTTCACAAAGGAACCATGTGGTGTCATGGAGTAGGCATGTCCGACCAGATCAATGAGTTCCGGGCCCACCTCTTCTTTATCAGCAGAGGAGATAATCAGTTCCCAGGAGTTTTTGGGCAGAGAGAACTCAAATAATCTCACCTTTTCACCTCATTACCATATTGATCTATTTCTTGCTCATCCTCATCCTCTTCTGAACCATGGAATGATCTTTCCATGGAACCATCAACCTGTTCATCGGGTTCATCCTCATCGTCATCTTCGTCCCATGGACTTGCAGTTTTTAGATCAGGATGCTTCCATCCAAGGAAGAATGGGTCACTTATGACAATATGACCATCGCTGCCGAGCATGAAGTTGCCGCCGTGCAAATCTATCTTGAATCCACCGGACTTTGCAATCTGACTCAGTTCATAAACGGTGTCCCAGAGTTCATTGAAGCCTTCTGATCCTAACATTGAAAGCATTTCGCCTGCACTGGTTTGATCAAACTCCTCATCATCGTTTACGGCATCTTTGATGAAAAGGTCTTTATGAAACGCATCCTTTGAGAACATTGCCTGACCGCTGAGATTCTCCAGAAAGTCTCCCCAATCTGCGTCAAGTTTGAATAGTCTTTCCATTCGGATTTGAAGATAGATGTATCCGTGGAACTTGAAAGTTTCCCACCCGGTGAAGTTAGGCAGAAATTCATTGTCAGGGTGAGCAAGGCAATAGTCAGCAAATGCCTTGAATGTGTTCTGACCGGGAGTAATCTTGTTGCTTCCTTCTCCAGAGCGGCTACTACGGAAGATTTTCATAATCATGCCGGTGCCAGGTTCCAGATAGACATTCTGATCTGTGCCTCGTCCTTGCTTGGTGTAGCCCTTCTGTCTAAGGGCCCTGTCAATACCAGGATCCATTCCTGCTTCTGTGATAAACTCTTGGGCTCTCATCTTAGGTCTATTTCCTCTCTAAACTCTCGTCCCCACATGCGTCCAGGTGTCATTGTTGTCACCACTAACCGAATAGGGCCGCCTCGTCTGTAAGGGCTTTTGCACTGAATGAGGCATGCAACATTCGTTTGTTCATCATAAATAGAACACACTTGTGGTGGAGCGATTGTAGACAGAATTCGTTCCAAGTTTCTTGATACTTTACCTAATACTCTCTCAAGTTCCGAATCTCTAATCGGGCGATATCCCTCGCGTTCCATACGATCAATGGCATGCTTGTCTATTTCTATTACTGCTACTGGGTTGGTACCGGCGCCATATAGATATCGTTTACTGACAACGCCGTGTTCGTGGGATTCAGCAACAAATTCTATGGCTCTCATTGATAAATCTCCGGATGTTCCTTGCCGTATATCTTGATATATTTTCCGGCCATGGCATCTGCCAGAACTTCAATGGGACTACCTGGATATGAGTCACCGCTCTTTATCATACCGAGTTGGTATTGACGGGCATGAACTAACTCATGGAATATGGTGCGAAACACATCAACTTGATTACGATTGCCGACATAAATCCAAATCTTATTCTTCGCCGGAATATTCACTCCGGTGTGATGACCCTGCTGTGCTTTCTCGGCATCTTTGCTCAGTGTTATCTCCGGGTGCGGTTGTTGAACATGTAGGGTTTTCAGAGACCATTGAATGAACTCTTTTGTTTGATCATCGGGCCCGTCATCTTCCTCTAACCTATCTTTGAGTAGATCATGCGGTGACTTCTTGTGCTTTCGCGTGAATAGATCATGAAGGGCGTCTGATGTTATGCTATGTCGTTGGGCAATCTTCTTCATCAGATCATCCACGGCATGATGACCATGTTTGATATGATTAGGTAGGTATTGCTCAAGGTCAGCCAGAGCC